CTTCAATTTTAGCAGCAATATTAGGATTGACATTAAAAGAACCTGAAACAGAACTTAAAATATAGATATATCCAGTTTCTTCGACAAAAACAGCCATACCAACCTTTTGTCTATTGATAGATATATTGTCCCTATCATATAAAGTAGAAACCGTTCTATATCCACCATGACCATATCCGTCAAAGTGAGTTGGATAGGAGTCATCTGTATCATTTGGAACGATTGGCTGTATAACTCTTGTTCCAACAATCTTAGCCATACTAAGCCTCCGGCATCATCTCAATAACAACATTGCCGTTAACTTGATATTGTGACTTAAATACAGTACATGTATATGAATCTCCATCCATCAAGAAATTAGCTGTAGACTCTTCAAATAGAACAGACAGACCATTAACCGTGAAGACTACATCATTGAATGATACTGGTATAACAATATACAAATAACTAGAAACAACATTCATTTCTATATGATATGATTCTCCATCCAAAGCATTGAATAACGTAAAATCATCAACATCTGATTGTGTTATTGTAGTGTCAACAGATGAACCATATTTAATAGGTATAGCTTCTGAAAATGCGAACATAAGACCGTCAATATCTCCGTAATCGTCAATTTTATTAGATTCAATCTCAACCCATTCGTTGTCACCATAAACAAGAACAGGCTTAGTTTCAAATGGTTTTTGTGTATCCTCGTATGTAGGATGAGGAAAGATATCATCTTCTTGTACAATCTCAGGTTCAAGAAGGTCATAACTACCATCTGGATTTCTAAGATAAGACCTACCACACTCAAGTCCATCTAATTCTACATCAAGAGTTGTAACATCAACTTTCAACACTTCTGTTCCATTGGAATATGTTATATCTGCAAACAACCCATCAGGATATATGTAAATCTGAGTATATCCAACAGAACTTCTATGGATTTCTTCTGCTTTATCTGATTGTTCACTAAACCTATAAGGTCTAAGAATAAATTCCCAAACGAGTTTCTTGCCCTGAAAAATTGATTGTTCCGAACCAATATCAACTATCTCATAGTTCCTATTGTTCCAAAGTGTTTTTATTACATCGCCTGCCATTGGTCCTATATCAGCAGTAGTAACAGATGCAACAGTAAATGTGGCATTTTCATCACCACCAGTTATCGTTATAACATCGCCAACTGTATAACCGAACCCCTTATTAAAACTGTTTATAACTATTTTTGTAACACCACCACTAGATGTTGTTATATCAACATACATCCCTGTCCCTGTACCACCAGTTGTAGGAACCTTCATACCAGAGTTATAATTAGAACCACTAACAGCATTAGATATAGTAGCTGGTATACCATTAATAGAGCCACCTACATCACGTGTAAATATTGATTTTGGTAATAAGGAATATTGTAATGTCTCATCTGACCTTATACCAAACATGTCTATTATGTTTGGTTCGTCTGTAGGTTCATAGTACAATTTAGTCTGAACGGGTTCATAAAAGTCTTGATTTGAATCTTCACCATAAAGACGGTCCATGTTAGACTTTGCCCTATAATACAACACGGGAAACCCTGAAATGTCTGTGAATTCACCAACAACAGATTCAAACAAACAAAACTCAGGGTTTGTGTCCGTTACATCATATAAGCTCCAAAGAGGTGTTCCTTTTATACAATTAGGTGGACAAGACAATGCCATTTATCGCTCCTTACTTCAACCCTCTTCTTTTTATTTCCTGCGCAATAATTTTTATCTGTAAATCTCTTGGTGTTTTTTTACCGGGCTGTTCATCTTCCCTGCCAGCCAAACTCAAAAGGTCTTTGTTAGACATTTCTCGCACCCTTTTCTGTAGTCTCTTTGGGTCTGTTATAGATTTATCCCACCAAAATGCCTTATTAAACTTTGTCATCAAAGTATCATTTTTTGCCTCATTTATATAATTATCAATCTTTTCAATAATATCCATTTTATTCTCCTATTTCAATCCACATCAGTATTTAAATTACATAAGACCTGTGGTTATACCATATCCTTCAAATGCTTCCTCGTCCCTAAGTGTTTGTTCTAGATATTCTTTTTCTGAGTTGCCCTCTGATAACAAAGAATCTCCATCCAAACTTATTCCTTGGTTACCCATAGAATTGAAGCTCGCAAATTTTCTACGTATAAGACCTAAAGATATCTTGGACATGGCTGTTACATAGTCCAGAATCCAATCTTCATCATACATCTTCTCTTCTACCTCACGTTCAAAGTAATTAGCTGATGTATATGTTATTACAACCTCATCATTCTCAACGATAACCCCATCAAGACCTAACGTATCCCATGATACCGTATTAGATGCACTTAGTGTGAAATCAATACCATAAACTCTATCAAATCCACCTAATGAGAATTTCATTCCATCACCAACAACAACATCTTCTTCAAGAATTAATTCTTTATTAATAATCTCATCTGCTGTTATAGTTCTATTCTCTATTCTAGTTTTATATTGTCTAACAACACTTTTACTAGCTTTTTGGTTATTTGGTCTTTTACTTCTTATCCCTGTATATGTTATAACCATTGTGTCACCAGCAGTAAGAGTACCATCAAGACCCAAATCTTTCCATGTAACAATTCTATTGTCGTTATCATCGACCTTGAAATCTTGTGATAACGTCAAAATATCAAGTTCGTATGTTGTTGTACCAACAGATACTTTTATATTATCGTCCCATATAGGCCATGTAACTCTATATTGTCCTCTATCTATGTGATTTTGATTGAGTGTTACCTGTTCAACTTCATTAGAGGTCATAGTAACATCTGTCCACTCATCAGGATAATACTCAGATTCAAATAACACGGGATATGATATAACAACTCTATCACCAGCAGTCAGTCCACCAGTATCAAGTCCCATACCTTCCCATATAACAACTCTTCTGTTTGTTTCTAATTGGTCCCAATCAGCATACTTCTTAGTTTCATATCCATTAAATGTTAACTTCATGTCCTCTGGTACATTATAATCAAACTTATCACTGTAATCCAACATAGGGGTGTGTTTAAGTAACAAAGATTTGTTTGTTGCTTCTGATGTGGTAACAACTCTATCTTCTACTATAGTTCTTACTTCTTTTAATATATCAGTCCACTCTGGTCTATAATAAGGCAATGTTGAACCCTCTACCATATATGTCCTTAACATTATAAAGCCTGGAGAATCAAAAACGTACTCTTTTGGTAGGCCCGTTTCAGGGTCTTTTCCCATAACGTAAATTAAACTTTCATTCTGTGGTGGAGCAGGATTTATCTCAAGTTGATTTGTTGACTTATGGTACTTCCAGTTATACGGTGTTGCTTTATATTTTCCTAGTGTTGTCAAGAAATCCAAAACAAGGTGATAACTTATTAGGTCATACCCACCATAAAAAGCATTTCCATAAAAACCATTAGAAAACATCCAATTGTCTATAGTAAACAATGTATTTATTCCACCAGAAGATATAGGTTTATCGTTGTACTCTACAACCTCAACAACACCAGCAGGCAAATCATAAAGTGTTTTTCCTGCTTGAAGAAGAACAGTAAAATACGTTTCTTGTGTAGCATTACCGATAGCCCATTTTATCCACTTCTGTCTAGCATAATCAATGTGTTCACTGATTTGACTATCACAAAGTTCTACCCTAACCATAGGTTCACCAAGGCGATTTCTAACTTTTTGTATAAGTTGAGTTCTTGATATAGCCATTATTATCCCCTGTTATTTTTTGGTTGAATAATAGATATCAACATATCCATGATAATCAACACCTGTTACTCCCAATCTTTTAAATTCTTTTTTAGCTTTATTATTTAATCTAGACCACTTAGAATAATCACTATCATCTACTTTTAACATATCATCCAATATCTTATTAATATCTTGATAAAGAACACTGTTTATTCTATCCTTAGAAAACATAACTGATTCAGAAATTTCCTTTTTGGATTCAATGTCTTTTTTGTTTGGTATTTTATCCAAAACTTCCTGTAACTTTGGGTCAATAGATTCACCTAATTCTTGTGCCATTTTCTGTATTTTTTCTTTTAGAGCTATTATTCTTTTTTTTATATTAACAAGACCTTCTTTTTGTCTTCTTCTTCTCTCTGGGTCATTCTCTATTTTTTCGCCTTCCATAAATTCCTTTTCGCCCATAGCAACTTTAAGATCAAAAATGGCTTTTTTATATTCTCTTACAGTTTCATAATCTTCTGTTATAAACTTATAAAATTTCATATCATACCCTTATTATTATTTAGT